ATCTTGCTGAATTTAATCGAACACAAAAGAAAGGTAAACAACATATTGCTGGTATGAACGACGGTAATCATAAACACAGCAAAGAAACTAGAGCGCTCATTTCTAAGAATAACAGAGGTTCTGGTAATCCTATGTTTGGTCATATCAGCGCCTCTAGAAACAAGAAATGGTATCACAATCCTGGATTATCTACAGAACGATATTTTGTAGAAGGTGAACAACTTTCTGGATATATTAGAGGAAGAATATAATGGCACAACCCACAAATAGACAGGAATTGATTCAATATTGTTTAAGAACACTTGGTAAGGGTGCAGTTGATATAAACACTACGGACGAACAAAATGATGACCGCGTTGACGAAGCACTAGACTACATCACACTCTTTCACTTCGATGGTGTAGAGAAAGCCTATCTATCCATGACCGTGGATGCTAACAATAGCTCTAACGGTTATTTCCTTATGCCCAACAACGTCGTCAGCGTCACCCGCATATTCCCTCTAACGGGAGCCGGGGCGCAGGGTAATGGTATCAATGGCGACTTCAACATATTCGACTTGAACTATCAGTTGCGCTTGAATGAACTGTATGACTTCACGTCTGCTGATTACGTTTACTTTGAATTGGCAAATGAGCACATCCGCACGCTCGAGATTCTATTCATTGGCGACGTTCCTATTCGATACAACCGATACACTAATCTCCTACACGTAGATATGCAATGGGATGCACGCGTGGCTATTGGATCCAAAGTCATTGCTGAGTGTTACATCGTTCTAGATTGGAACAACAGTCAATCCTTCTGGTCTGATATGATGCTCAAGAAGCTAACCACGGCTCTTATCAAGCGTCAGTGGGGTGCCAACCTATCTAAGTTCGCTGGAGTCCAATTGCCTAATGGTATGGTTGCTAACGGTGAGAAGATCTTCAATGATGCTGAAGCAGAGATCGAAAGACTCAAGGAAGAGATCCGTAGCACGTTTGAAGCTCCTCCGCAATGGGAAATAGGATAAACACGTGACGACTCGTAACGTCTTCAATTGGTTTAGCTCAGAGTCTGAACAGGCGACGTATAGGGATTTGTACGGCGAATTTATTCAAGTGTTCGGAATCGATGTGGCGTACATCCCTCGTGTATCTGATAGCGCGAGCGGATTTGATCTGCTATTCGGTGACGACCCAACCAAGAAGTACGAGACCAACTACACAATCGAAATGTATTGCCAGACCGTAGACGGCTTTGAAGGTGGGGAATTGTTCTCCAAGTTCGGCGGTCTAATGGTTAAGAAGAGCGCGCAGTTCCTAGTTGCTCAGCGAGCCTTCGACCGCGAAGTCCAGGGAGTCTATTCCCGTCCACGTGAAGGCGACTTGCTATGGTTATCTAACTTCCGGGCACTATTTGAAATCAAGTACGTAGATGAAGAACAGCAGTTCTATCCTCTGGGCATCAATGGAGCCGGTTCTGGCTTCGTAGGATACTCTTTGAAGGTAGAGAAGTTCCGTTACAACAACGAAAAGATCATCACCAGCGATCCAAACATCAATGCTATCGTCAATGATATCGCCACGGTATACACGTTCAACCTGGAGCCAGGTGGCACAGGTACATTCCAACTTGGTGAAACGATCAACCAAGCTAATAACGGAACGGCTAATGCCGTCGTCGTAGCCTGGAATCTACCAACTGCTACTCTACAATTGAAGTTAACTGCTGGTCTATTCGTTCCTAATAGCGAATTGGTGGGCGCAACCAGCAATGCTCATTGGCAGTTGATATCATACAACACGCTCGTTGATGAGAACAACGGACTCCAAGACAATCAGGGCATAAATACATCCAGCAACACCTATTTGAACTTCAGTGAAACGAATCCCTTTGGTAATCCGGACTAATTATGCTTGGCTACCCTCCCTTCTATCATCGCTCAATCCGTAAGTGCGTCATCGCCTTCGGATCTATCTTCAATGAAGTTGTCCTAGTAAAGTACACCAACGATACCCAGAGCGAGCTCAGTCGTATTACTGTTCCTCTTGCCTATGAAGCGAAAGAGAACTTCATTACGCGCCTGATAGCTAACCCG